TTAGTCCGTGTCCGATATCTATTGAGATGAGTCGGGATTTAAAAGAATGGGCATTCTCCATTCTTTTGTTGGAGGTTTTTCTTATACTAGAATATTTCAGATGTGACTATGTTGGATTCGTGAGGATCCAATTTTTAGGTAACCCTCATTTGGAGAATGAGGATAGTACGGTCTAGGTGAAGTCTGAATGACGCTAGTAGTAAGTTATAAGAGCATGGTTAATGGAACTGGGTAGCAAGGCTGTAAAGGGGAAAGGTTGTGCCTAACCACAACTGGATAAATTTAAGCACCCCCCATCAAAGCTACGAGAAAAGGCTGAAACACGGCTCTACTACACACCCCCCTTGTTGGGTGTGGGTAACCGTACCTTCCTGCTCGGAAGGTGTAGAAGCAGACTTTAATGAATTCTACAGTACAAACAAGGGCACCCATCCGTGTGACAGATTCGGACCCCCTCTCCACTGTCGATTTCGTTTTCGACATTTTAAAGCAAGTAACGATATTCCTAATAAGCGCTATAATGAATTTTATTTTTCCTTAAACAATTATTTTATGATTATATTCAACATAACATATTCAAAGATGACAGAATCACAATATTATTTCACAGATAGGGTTGAAGGTGAAGCTCCGGCTTTCTTTTCAAATGGCATGTCAATTCTTGCTTACGAGGAGTACGTACAGGCTTACCCGTATGGTATTCCAGATACTCGTCGGATGACTGATTTAGGATATAACAGAATTAGAACTGCAATGATTGCCGACAATCATGTTGGCTATTGCGTTGTTAATGGAAAGAGTGAATATTACACAGCGGAAGATTTGCTTACTGTGGTCTCTTTCCGTAAGAGTATGTTACATTTAAATTGGCCTCCTATTGTTATTAAAAGAGATTTTCATGATACTTTGTCTGTTTTATATCGTGATAATCAAATAGATAGATGGCATGAAGACAAAGTTAGTACAGAGCGCGAACGCTCAATTTTTCTGCGTTCTATTAATAAGTATGAGGCTAAATGGAATGCTACTCGAACTAATTATAATTCTCGACTATTCCAGGATTTTAAAGGTAAATTAATGCAGGAAGTCGAAGCTCCACCACGGGGTTTCACCCCGATACCGCTGAATGCGGACCCGCTTGAGTCTTTACAAGAACCCATACATCCCGAATCGATTGAGTTGTATTCTTGGGATACTATAGTGGAATTAATGGCTGATATATCAAAGATGTTCGATGATGCTGCATCCACTTTGGGGAGTAGACGCGATCTATATCAAATTGAAAGGTGTATTTTTCATTTCATCCGACTATTCGAATGCACTAATATGAGTCAATTAATATTGCATGTCACCGACTGTACACATGAGATTGTAGGAGTCAGTGTCATACAGCAGGTTAAGACCATGTTTGATCTTTACAATGAGCAAGTCATTCCAGAATCTGGGTGCGATTTTGTTGAGTTATTACGGAGTTCACTCACTAACTGGAAGAGCTTACAGCGGAGCCAGGTCTTGAAACATTTGAATTTTCTGATTAGTTGCCTTATAACAATGCAATTATGCAATTCTCGTACTCTTAGTTGGAGTATTGGTGGGTTGAGTATATTCAAAGCCAAGGCTTTGGACAAAACCACAAATGCATCAAATATCATAACAGCTGCTTTTGATAGCATTGTGTTTTTTGTGGAAATGGGTTACCAGTGTTTTCTACAGAAATCAGTGGAACCCTTATTTGAAACGGAAGATGAAATCACACAGTTCGAACGTGATTTCTTCTATTTAGAGAAACACATTGATAATATCGAATGCGGAAATTATAAAGCTTGCACCGGTTATGATGAGGACCACTATGGTCGTCTATTAGCGAAAAGTGAAGAGAAAATAGATCATTTACACGCTTGCGCGGAAGATCTGCAAAGTAAAACGCTCTTAGGACAATATAGGAGGAAAATCAAGATGTTTGTTAATCAATTCCACGCCTTTAGGAGTGGTGCTGGTTTGCGGATAACACCAGAATCAGTTATGTTATATGGTGACACATCAATTGGTAAATCCAGTCTCCTTAAGATAATTATGAAGTTGTTTTTTGCCGCAATTGGCGAGGAGTATTCAGACGATTTGGTTGGCATGTATGATCCTTCTGATAAGTTTATGTCCAAATGGAAATCTGAGTTCATTGCCATGATTATGGACGATGTTTGTAACACCAAGAGTGCTTTTGTGGAAATCAGTCCATGTAAAGTTATCCAAGAGGTCATAAATCCTTTTCCTATGTCGGCACCACAAGCCGAAGCGCACAAAAAAGGTAAGGTGCGAGTGGAACCCAAAATGGTTGGTTTGACCACAAATAAGGAAGATTTAGAAGCAGGTATTTACTCCAATAAACCCAATTCTATATATAGGCGTATTCGTTTACAAATAAGACCTGAAGTCAAAAAAGAATTTCGAGTGTCTGGTTCTCACATGATGGATCAGAATAAGTGTAATGCATGGCTGGAAGAACACCCTGATCAAAGTGAGTTGCCTGATTTTTGGATTCTTCATGTTGAGAAATTACATTATGATATGGCAGCTGATGGATCCGATATACACAAGAGAGTGTATGCAGATCCATGCTTACAAGGCGGGGTCTCCATACAGCAATTTGCTAAATGGTACATTCCGAACGCACGCCAATATTATGAAGGACAGAAGAAATGCGTTGAGAACAATGCAAGAAACACAGGCCCTATCAAACTGTGTAAACTTTGTGACATGCCAACGTGTGCCTGTGGCTGTCCAACCCCGGAAAGTATTCTATCACAAGCTGTAAATCTTACAATAGATTCAGCTAGTGAGGTTGCTATATCTGCTTGTTTCACTCGAGGGCAGCAGTATGTAATAAGTGCATTTCAACCACTTGTAGGTGAAGGTGGGTTAATAGACACATGTATATATTATAAATATTTGCAGTGGTTGTGGAGCTCACCTTATTCTAAGATTACCACTTATATGCCCCAGAGTTGGTTGTATCATGATAGTGGACAACCACGCTTATACATGTGGTACTTTATATACTATTTATTTGGAGTACGTTTCTTTCTGAATCGTTTTACAAATTTGATGTTGACAACCTTGACAGGTTCTACACTAGTGGTGATAGGACTGTGTTTGTCTGGATACATCCCCCTTCTTTCTGCCCTTATTTGCATTTTATTTATTATTATGTCGTGCTTATCACTTGCTACGGCATGTAAGTATTACATACATCAGAGGATAATGAAAGAAAGAGGATGCTTACATCAGACGATTCGGAAGATCAGAGACGAAAAACTTAGTGCTTGCCTCAAGATTCTAGGGTGGTCAATAACGGCTTATGCTGGGCTTAGACTCCTAGCTCGATCGAGTTCTGCGCTCACTGCTTTTTTCTCTCGAATAAAACCGGAATCTGCTTTGCGACCAGAAAATGTCACTGAAGTGGAGAAGAGAGAAAGTGGTTTTAATATGTGGAAAAAAGAATACGTCAAACCAAGTCTGGGTGGTGATATTATCACAGCTACCCCAGATAATCTTGTACAAAACTTGATACGCTCTCGCTCTTTGGTCCGTATACGATGGGAAGGCCGCGATCATAATGGTATCGAAAAGACGTCTTGGACACATGGCTTATTCTTATGCGATAAGCACTTGTTAACTGTAGATCACCATTGGAAAAATTCAAATGGTGAGTATAAGCAGCAGATGCATTATACTACTTTCAGTGGGCCTCCAGATGATAATGCTCGCCAGAGAGAACATATGGTGCATTTTTCGCATAGTGTTAAAATACCTGGTCATGACTTACGTATTGTTTACGTTCATGATTCCGGGAGCATGCGGAACATACTCAAATGGTTCCCAGTGGAATCTGTATCTCAGTGTGTAGTGACTTTATTGACTCGAACTGAAGACGGCAGTGTTATACAACTAGCCGGTCGTACAGAAGGCGAGCCACAGAAAATCCAATATGGTGCGGCATATGCTGGTGATTTTTTCGGACAAGTGATTTACGGCAATTCTGAAACTGTGTTGCGAACTGAAGATGGCATGTGTGGTTCACCATGGATTGCCCATACCAAGGGACCTTGTATCCTTGGCATCCATACGGCAGGTCAGGGATCAGGACCTAATAAGAAGGCTTTTATGAGCTTTGTTACTAGGAAGGAACTCAGCGATGCAATTGGTAAATTTGAACACATGGTTGGTGTTTTAAAAAGATTCGATCCCAGTCCGGAAAGTGACGTGATTTATGGTCGAAGGGTGATTTCTGATAATGAAGTACACCCTAAGTCTTTTGTGAACTACATACCCTCACCCTCCTACTCTGTGTTGGGCAGTTGTGAAGGCGGTGTTACGCCAAAAAGTCATGTTGTCGAACACCCATGGTCTCAAGATGTGTCTGAAATTTTTGGTTATTCGAACAAGTGGGGACCACCTGCTTTTAAAGGTACACAAGAAGGTGAAGGCTATTGGAAACCATGGTATGACACGATGTGTAAAGTGGCTAAACCATGTCTTGGTTTTCCTGGTGAGTTAGTCCATAAGAGTATTATGGATTACTACAACCAGGTATCACCACTCTTTCAAACCGAGTTAGCGTATGAGAGATGCGTTCCTCTAACGCCTCTGCAATGTATTAACGGCATACCTGGACGTAAGGGTATGGAACACATTAATTTCAAGAGTTCTCCAGGCTTCCCATTAACAGGGGCTAAGGAGAAATGGACCACCCAGTTAGAAGGCGAGTTAGAAGGTATTCACAATCCCAAGGATTTAGATCCTATGTTTTGGGAAGAAGTGGAAAGGATTAGAAAGCATTATCGACGAGGTGAGCGATACCACCCCATCTTTAAGGCTTGTCTTAAGGATGAGGCTAAAAAGAAGGGTTCAGCTAAAGTTCGACTTTTTTATGCTGCACAACTTGCTTTTGTGCTTGAAATACGTCGTTTATTTCTACCCGTCTGGCATATATTTGCTATCAACCCTCTGGAATGTGAACAAGCTGTGGGTATAAATTGTTCGGGTCCAGAATGGGAAGAATTAATGCAGCATATTGAACAATTCGGAAAAGATAGAATTGTTCCAGGAGATTACAAGGAATACGACAGTCGTATGAGTGCTCAATTAACTCAGGCCACGATGTGGCTCTTTATCAAATTTGCTGAGTTAACTGGTAACTATAGCCCGGATGACATACTCATAATGCATGGATTGGCTAATGATATGTGCAACCCCAGAGTCGCAGTTAACGGCACAATGGTTGAACTTGTTGCCAGTGGACCATCAGGTACTCCTGGTACAGTTCAGATCAATGGTGTTAATAATAGCTTGTACGCTCGTTTATCATATTTTGCAGCTGGTAATACAGGCCCCTTCAACAATGATATAGCCTTGACAACATATGGCGATGATAACATGGCAGGAGTTAATGGAAGATGTAATTGGAATTTTCAAATTCATAAACTTTCATGGCACTTCATGACATAGTCTACACTACACCAGATAAGGATGCGGACAAAATTGTTGATTTTTATCACATTGATGATGTCGATTTTCTTAAAAGGAAAAGTAGCTATATTCCAGAACTGGGGTGTAGAGTTGGAGCATTAGAGATTGAAGATTCCATTATGAAACCCTTGCACTGTGGAGTTCAGAGTAATGAAGACAGTAAAGTTGTACTCAGCTCTATCATAGATGTAACTTTATTTGAAAGCTTTTTACATGGCCGAGAAATTTATGATGACATGAAAGAGAAGCTCGATCTGTTGGCTGTTCGATACGGAACAGCTGCAGATGGTCTGCGTAAAAGTTTTGATGACCGTGTCCTTGAGTGGCATCAAAATTACACCCGTGAGATTTAATACACGGGAAAACCCGTCCTGGGGTGACGTTAAAAGCCCAGGGAGTTCGCACTCTCCCTACTATTGTGAAGCAAAGGCGCTACATGTATTGGATACCGATTATCTGTATATTTACATATCTATTTTGTTTAATTAGGC